CCTTGAGGGTCTCCGTACCTTCGGATGCTTCGTCGGTGCCCTTCTTGACGGAGGACCCGACCGAGTCGCCGGCGTCGCGGAAGTCGCGCTTCAGCGCGCTGGCTGCTTCGGCCTGCTCCTTCTTGAAGTCGGAGATCTCACTCTGCGCCTTCTTGAACGCGCCCTCGAGCTCCTCACCGGCATCATCGCCTGCGCGCTGGACGTCGTCCAGGGAATCGACGGCGTCTTCGAGGGGCTCGATTACACCTTTCTTGACACCGGTCGTGAACTCTCGGGTGTCGGATGCGACGCCGATGCTGATCGGCTTGGCCATGGGTCACCTCCTCTCGACGGATTCATAGAACGTGCGGACCACGGTCTGCACCCATAGGGACGCGAGCCGCGGGATAACCCGCGATGCTGCCGGGAACACGACGTAGCCGGTCTTCTTGCGGGTGATGAACTGGCGCTGCGTGTGCCGGTTCTTCACCTGATAGGTGCGACCCCTGCTCGAGGTCGCGGTGTAGGTCTTCTGCTTGTTCCGATTGGATCCCCACTCGGCCCCACCGATCACGTCGACGGGCTTGGCGCCTCCGCTCAGCACCTTCCCGACGCCCGCAGATTTGAGGGTGACGTTCTGGTTGCTTACCTGGCTGCGGCCGGTGGAGGCGAGCACGCGACGCTCGAGGTCGGTGCTCGCCTCCTGGTCGAGCGCCTTCTGCCACTCCGGCTGGACGACACCCTGCGTCGCCCGCCGAAGCTGCACCGCGAGCTCCCTCGGCATATCACTAAGTGAGGTGATGACGCCTTGAAGCTCGCGGGAGTTGAAGACCGAGATCCGCACAGGTCAGGCTGCTGCCGCGCGTTCGGGTCGTCCGTCGACCGGGCAGGACACCGTCCCCGCGGCGACCGTGTCGACCGCGCCGCCGATCGCGGTCGGGACGGCGTAGATATCCGCCTCCCAGCCCTGACCCCCGTCCTCGGGTTCGAGCACGACGTGCAGCTTCTCGGCCTCGTTGTCGTACAGGAAGTTCGACAGCGACTCGGCTGTCTCGTGGTCCTGGGTGACGTCGAGGTCGAGCACCCACGTCGCGCGGCCTACACCGGTGAAGCTGTTGCCACCGAGCCCCTTACGGCTGACGGTCGTCGAGGACGGCGTGAACGTCGCCGCGGCGACGTGGTCCTCATAGTCACCGCCCCCGCTGCCGTCAGCTTTCGTGATCGTCAGCTTGCTCTTGCTGAGCACGATCGGCTGAATCGCTACCATCGTCTTCCTTCTTTCTGGTCGTGGTGAGAGTGATGTCGATGTCGTATCCGGGGTACCCGCCCTCGGAAGATGTGACGCCGCGGGTCGCGTCGCCGCGGCGCAGGCCGTGGGTCAGGTCGAGGGCGTCGAGGAGAATGTCGAGGTTGGCTTCGAGTCGGTCGTCGCACGTCTCCGGGTCGCGGGTCGGCTCGACGAGCGTCACTGTGAGCTTCGTTTCGTCGAGCGCCCGCCGTAGCCGGCTGACTGTCGACTGCTGAATCCACACCGAAGGCTTCCCGACGTTGCTGTCGGTCGGCTTGTACGAGAGCACGTTCCACGTCGCCGGCACGATCGACCGGATGAGGTCGGCGACCTCGGATCGGATGCTCATGTCAGGCCACCACCGGGACGCCACGTTGCGGGCGCAGGAGCCGCTTCACGGTCCGGTCCATCGGATACACCGTGGTGGTGAAACCGTCCGGGCCGATCGTGTCGCCGGGCCCTGACTTCGCCGACTGCCAGAGCCCCTGCACCTGCATGAGATGCGCGAGCCTCCACGCTGCCGGCACCGGCGCGCCCTCGGCCAGCGCGGGAGCGTACTCGATGCACTGCTCCCGCGCCGCTGCGACCAGCAAGGCAAGGATGGCGCCCTCCATCGCCTCCGCCTGCGGCCACAGCTCTTGTGCCTCCTCCGTCGTGAGCCAGTCGTCAGCTGGCTCGACGGTGACGTCGGTCATCAGGGGGCGTCTGCGGTGCCGATGAGGGTGACGGCCTCGGGGCGCTGCTCGAAGATCTGGAGGTAGCCGTGGAGCGCCTTGTCGATGCCGCCCTTGGCGATCTCGAGCGCGTCGATCCAGAGCGGTCCACCGGCGAGTTCGTCGAAGTCGAGCGCGTACTTCGCGCCGACCATGACGGCCGGGCTGTTCTCGATACCGACGTCGCCGGCCTTGACAAGCACGTCGCCGTCCGCGAGACCGTTGCCGTCTGTGTCGACCGAGAACTTGATGTACTCGGGGATGAGGTCCTTGGGCGTATAGACGAGGTCCTCGTAGGCGGCTTCGTTGAGCACCGCGAAGGTGGGCTTGTCGCGGCGGTTGTCGGCTTTCTTCTTCTTTACACCAAGGATGCCCTGCAGGAGCATCCCGATCGCGAGGTTCGCTCCGTACTTCTCGGGGTAGGTTGCCGCTGCGACCGGGGCGCCAGCTGCGGAGATCCACGCCTGGCGGGCTTTCTCGTCGGACCACACGAGGTGGTCTTCGACGATGAGCTTGAGGAACGCCTCGACGACTTCCTGTCCGCCTGGGAGGTCGAAGAACTCGCGGGCGATGTCGTTGCCGAACGCGAAGCGGTGCAGGATCGACGAGGCGGTCTGTGTGAAGCCGCTGCCGGAGCCGATCGCGGTCTTGTTGCCCGCCCACTCGCCAAGGGTGGCGAAGCTGTCGACGGGGGTGGATGCGGTGCCGCGGCCAACCTTGAAGCCCTTCTTTCCGCCCGCGCTGATGTCGGTGCCCAGGTTGCCGAGAGTCACCCACTGACGCTCGTACGGGATGCCCTGGTAGAGCTGCCCGACCCAGTTCTCGCGGACTACGCCCGCAGCGGGAAGCGCGCCGGTGCCGCTGAACTTGATGTCTGACAGGGCGGCGAGCACCTGAGCTGCGTCGTCGGCGTTGGGGTTCGCGCGGAATCCAGCGATCGCGGCGTAGACGTCGCTGAGCTTGGTGCGCGGCTCGGTGGTGACTGGGCTTCCGGCCTTCGAGGCCAGAGTGTTGGGCAGGCCCACGGCGGGCTCCTCTCCTTGGGCGGGCGCCGCGGCGTCCGGCTCTTCGAGCACCGTCTTTTCGGTGATCGTGGTCTTGGTCCCGCCGTCGCCGTCCGGCTCGGTGCGGGTCGTGCGGGTGGTGGTGCGCTTGAACGTCTTGCCGTTCTCGTCGGTGAACGAGTCCGAGAACGTCTCGGTGGTCTCGGTGGGCTCGGCGGCTGCGGGCGGTTCCTCGTCGGGGGTGTCGGCGGCGAGCACCTGCGCGGAGGGGAATGCGCCGGCTTCGACTGCGGCGGCGCCCCAGAGCTTCGAGTGGCCGGCGACGAGCTTGCCGGCCTTGACCATCGCGGGGCCGAACTCGCCGGACAGCTTGCGACGCTTGCCCTGCGGGTTGATCGCGTCGGCCAGAGCGGCGTCACCTTCGGGGGTTTTCGCGAACTCGAACGTCGCCATGACTCCGGCGTCGGTTTCCCAGACTCGGCTCGCTCGTGCGACGTTCTCAGAGCGCACGTGGTCGAGGTTGAGGCTGATGACGCTGGGGTCGGCGGGAAGGGCGACTGCGCCGGCTTCGACCTGGAAGCGACCGATGTTGGTGCGTCCGACCTCGTTGAAGGGGATGAGGAGCCCGGTGACGGTGCGCTCCTGGAGGTTGGCGAGGATCTCGCCGCCCTCGATCTCGATCAGATTCTCGGGCATTGGTTCAGTCCTCCACGGTGGCGCCGGTGCGAGTCGGCGGGTTGAATGCCTCGTACATGTCGAAGCGGATGCGGGTGCCGCGAGGCACGATGTCGTCGAGCGACATGCGCCCGGTGATCGGGTCGGTCCAGAAGGGGAGGTCGAACTCGTAGAACGCGTTCCGCTCGCCGTCCTTCGTGGAGTACGTGAGGGAGTCGACGCCGACCGTGCCGTCGAGCATCGCGACGCGGACGTTGAGGAACGAGCCGATGTCGGTGCGGATCGCGTTGCGTCCCTCGACCATCAGCTCTGCCCTGGCTTCGCCGTGCACGCGGACCTCGATGCCGGGCGGGGTGTAGCCGATCGCGCCGTTCTCCTGTGTGCGTGCTTTGGCCCAGGTGTCGACGAACGTCTTTGCTTCGGCCGGCTCGAGGGAATCGTCGGTTTGGTGAAGTTCGATCACCGGGATCGGGTTACGCGCTCGTCCGACCCAGGCCTGCTCGGTGTCGCGGGCTCCGCGGAGGGTGCGCTGGCCGATGTTGAGCAAGCCCTCGAAAGGTGCGTTGATCAGCATGTAGCCGTCTTCGGCGATCGCGACTCCATCGACGAGGATTGCTTGCACGCCGTCGCCGCGGTCTCCGATGCTCCAGTTCGCGCGTGGGCACCACTCGGCTTCGATGATCGGCCGGCGCCGGTTCTCGCCCTCGCCCTCGGGGACGCCGCGCTTCAGGAGCCACAGCGAGACTCCGTGAAAGATCAGGTCGTCCACGGTCCAGGCCATGCGCTCCTGCGGCGACACGGAGCCGTTTGTGCGGTGGAGCCACGCGTGCTCTTTCGTCACGTCTGACTCGACACCGTTGGAGTCGGTTCGAATCGCTCGGAGCGGGAACCGGGAGACGGTCGCGACGAGGAGGTTCCTCGCCTTCGAGACGGCGGGGATAGCGATCGCGACATCGCGCGTCATCGGCAGATTCTTGACAGCGTCTTCGCCGAGCACGTCGGTAAGAACGATCGGCGGCAGCTCTGGGGCCGGCGAGTACGGTGACGTGATCGGCAGGTGCACGGCGCGCGACACCAGCTCATGTGTGCGCCCGCTACCGGTCAGCAGATCCCGTACAACTCCCACGTCGGAGACTCTCTGACGAGCAACCGGACATTTCAGCCCGCCGACACGCGGGCGCGCTGATTTCGTTTGTCGAGGGTGTCGAGCGTCCCTTCGCCGGGGTGCACGTCCATGCCGTGCTCACGCGCGATGCGCTCTGCCGTCCGCGGGCCGGTGGTCACGATCTCGGACCAAAACACGCAGTCGGTGCAGAACACGACGATCGACCGCGGGGTGCTATCGAACAGGACAGCCATCGTCACTCTCCCATGTACGGCGTGGCGGTGCCGACGCTGGTCTTCTTGGCGTAGTGCTGATCCCAGTTGCGAAGCGCCCTGGTCGCGGCGATCAGGGGTGACACGTCGGCGCCGTCCTCGGACGAGGTCCACAGCCACACCCCTGCGTCGCTGTTTCGCGGTTCCCGCTTCGCGGCGTGGCCGGCTGCGTAGTTCAGGCCGGGGTGGTTGAAGTGCCGGAGCTTGCCGCGCTCGAGGTCGCGCATGATCTGGACGCATCCTGCGGCGTGCTCGCGGTAGGTCTGCACTCGCAGGCGGGGCCTGGGATTGCGGCGGTTGAGCATCTCGACTGAGGTCGCCAGCGCCTCGCCGATCGCGTCGTAGGCGATGTCGGCGCCGCGGTACTTCGTGAGTTCCTGCGCCTTGCCCGGCATCCACGCGGTGGACTGCTCGTGCTCGACGATGCTGACGTAGGCGACGCCGCGGGAGTCGCGCCACGCTGCTGCGATGCACCCGTACGCGCCGCCCGGACGGATGTCCATTCCGAACGCGACGCGGGGCGGCATCGGCTTCGGCTTGAGGAGCGCGGCGGCTTCCCACTGCTTCGCGTCGATGACGGCGACGCCGTAGGTTTCGGGCCAGAGCGACAGGTACTCGCGAGCCCATTGCGGGGTGCCGAGCGTCGCCCAGCGCTTCATCATGACTTCAAGCGTGGTGAGCGTGCCGATGCCGGGGTGCACGCTGCGCAGGAGCCGCTTGACGAATTCCGCGTTGGCCGGCTTGGTGTTGTCGATCAGGGCCATTTCGAGGTCTTCGGGGGCGCAGTAGTCAACACCGCCGATGTCGTCACCGGAGCGCAGCCGGTTGACGCGTTCCCAGAACGGCCCGACGCGCGCCTCGCCTGCGGTGCCGGACATCACGAACATGGCGCCCTCGCGGGTGTCCTGGAGGGGCAGCACGCCGGCTACGAAGTCGGCGCCCTCTTCGGGGTCGAGCTCCTGCCCTTCGTCGGCCCAGGAGATGTCGCCGGCTTCACCGCGGTAGGCCTCTGCGTCGGGCTTGAGTACGAGGAACTGGCTGCCGTTGTCGAAGTAGATGCCCTTGCCGACCTCGCCCATCATGACGCGGAATCCGCGCGCGGCGGGCTCGGTCTGCTCAGTCAGGCCCTCGTCATTGCCGAAGAGCGCAATGTGGCGCGCGACCCGGGCGGGTACTCGTTGGACGCCGCGCTTCCACGGCGGAAGGTCGGCGTCGGGATCGGGGCATGTGCGGTCGAGGCGGGTCTTCCACTCGCGCAGGCGGGCGGTGCCCTTCACGCCCGATTGAGCCGAGAACGTGACCAGGTAGTCCGACCTGGACGCGCAGCGGCCCAGGCACCAGAGGAAGATCGTGGTGGTTTTCGACGCGCGTCGCACGATCTCGACGACCATCTCGTCGTAGCCCTCGGCGTTGAGCGCGTCGGCAACGAGGAGCTGCTGCGGCTGCAAGGGGTAGCGGGCCGGCTTCATGGCACGTAGCTCAGCGATCCGCTCGAGGTCGTCGAGGTCGACCAGCTCGTAGCCCATCATCCGTGCGCCGACGAGGAACTCGCGGCGAAGCTCGAGGTCGTCGGACAGCCGACCGGCGAACGTCGGCGCGAGCGCTCGGTTGCGGAGCGGCTCCCAGAGGTCGAGGTCGAACTCGGCCTTGATCGGGGCGTCCTGCACGGCGATCACTGCCGTACCCCGATCGGATCTGGGCCGGCTCGGCCCGATCCCCGATTTTCGAGAGAGAATTCCGTGC